GCCTGGCACCTTGAAGTCGGCAGCGCAGCCAAGTCGGTGCTGAGACGAATCTTTTGAACCCACTGCATCATTGACGAGCTTGGTGCGCAGGCCTGAGCTGATCATGATTGGCTTGCCGCCCAGCACCACCTTCACCTGCTCCAGAAAGTCTGCCAGGCGCGTCAGATTAGCCAGCTCGGTGTCATTGGGGCTGTTGTCCCAGCCATTGCGTTCTGCGGTCTCGCTGGCTGTAAGTTCTTCCAGTGTGAAGTTGGGGGTTAAGTTCACTTCTTGCTCCTCATGTCTGCAAGTTTCTCAACAGTGCGGCCACCAAAGTAGGCCAAGAAAATGATCTGTCCCCACTGGCCAAGCAGCTGGACGTAGGATTCTTGAGCGTTATACCCAAAGGCTGACATGGCGGTGAAGATAAAGTAAGCCACGAAGATGGCTATGAGGGCCATAGGCCGAATATTTTTGGACAGCCAAGAGTCTGACCCCATGTCTGCTGTCCAGCGCTCTGTGATGGCCGTTTGCTCCACCTCAAACAACTTAGTGTCGTTGGCCATCTTTGCCAGTTCACCATCCTGCGCCAGCTTTGCCAACTCCAGTTGCGCTTTGGCTTTGGCCTCTGGGTCAGGAATTAACTTGTCGATGAGCTTTCCGCCCACGTTCAGAAGTGCGTCAAGTGCAATCATTTTAAAGTCCAATCATTCCAAGAAGTTTATCTACAATTTTTTTTGCCAACTCGTCAGGCAAATACTTGAGCAGACCAAGCACCCACCAAACCACGCACAGGCGCACGAAGATTTTGAGGAATTGATCAAATTGCTTTTGGTACTCATTCATCGCCCACAGCGCGTCTTAGCGCACAATTCAGAAACCTCATTAATGCCCCAGCCGATAGCGCCAATAAGCATCACGATCACAACGATCGCAACTGCCCACTCCAGTTGCTCGGCCTCGGCTTCTTTGCGCTTCTTTTCGTCAGCCTTGGCTTGGCGTGCTAGATGAGCATCCTCGATGTCCATTTGCTGCTGGCGCTCTTTGATTTTCTGCCACACATCAGCGCGGCCAGTGGCCTGAAATAGCATCATCAATTCGGCCTCGAAGCGCTTGGCCTCATCGAGCGCCATCTCGATTTGAAGGGCTGTACCAAGGTTTGACTTGTTGCCAGAGCGCTTGGCCTCCACCATAGCTTTGGTGGCAACGCTCTTGGCATCAAACATCTTCGCAATAGATGGCGCTAAACCAGCAAGATCATTTGCGACCTTGCTGGCTTTTTTGACTACGCTGATTGCACTTTGTAGACCTGCTAAGGCTGTAATGGGATCAATCATTTTCGCTCTACCTTTTTCCACTCAAGGCATACTACTTTGCGATTAAAAACATCACCCGTCCATGCCCATCGGACGCATCTATATTCAGTTGATGATGCTTGCGATAGTGTTAAACCAATCGCAAGTACATATTTCAATGCTTCCAATAACTTAGGAAGTAACCGACCACGGCAGAAGCGCCTGAGACCACGGTCATGCCAAACCAAAGGCCTCCACGACCTTTGTTGGCCAGCGCCACCAGTTCTTCAAGCTGGCGCTCGACCTTATCCATCTTTTTGTCCATGTCCTGAACTTTCTGCCAGAGCACGCCATATTTGACAAGGTCGATCTCGTTGCTTTCTGCCATAACATCAGTCTCCAACATTAAAGGCCTTGGCCTGGCGTGATGTACACGGTTGCCGCTGCGTTGGACAGGCCGCTGAAGAATGTGTCTTGGTTGAAACGCAATATTTCAACTGCACCAGGCACAAGCACGATGGCCGCTGAAGGTGTACCGGCTACAGGAGCCACAGCGTTGGTCGTGGCTTCTGCCGCGCTTGGGCCAGTGCCCAAGAATACGGTGGTAGTGCCTGCGTTAATGAATCGATATTGACCTGTGTTTTGAGGGTCAAATTTGGCATAGACAGGCGCTTGAATACCAACAGGTGCTGATGCAGCTGCTGCCACCACAATGGTTTTGCCAAGTGGGGTGAATGCAATTTGTGAATTAGTAGACATGATTTTTCCTTAAAGTGCTTTTGGCTGTGCTTTATATGAGGCAATGATTTCAGGTGTCCACGTTATATTGCAGATAGCAACTACGTTGGCTGGCACATCTATTAAGTCTGCTTCTGGTGCGAGGCTAGTGCGATGGTAAGTCTGCGTCAGTTGAACGCCGTCCTCCATGATTCGTGTAACCTCGCGGTACAACACAGTGCCGTTTTCGGTGACTGTGATTTGATCTACGATGGTTTTTTTCGTGATTGTCATTTGGTTTTTCCTTTTTAAAAGTCCAACTACATAATCCAATGCAGTTAATTTATGCTACTCGATAAGAAAACTGAAAATTGATACTTCCTGTGCTTCCAAAATTAGTTCCAGTAACTGGCGTAATAGTGGTTGTTGATTGTGTATAAAATTCTATTGTTGTGCCTCCTTGGATTGGCAGCGGAAGGACATTGCTAGGTACAATTGCAACACCAGCACAATAACTTGTCCCTACTGAAAATACATTTGGCAAGCTGTAAACAGTAAATGGTAAGCCAGAAATTACCAAGCCATTCCCGGTAGTAGTACCACCAGTTAAAGTTACACGACCATTTATAAAAACAGTATTTCCTATTTTAGTGTACCAGCCTGTTTGCAAGTCATATGTTGGGCTGGTTATGCCATTTGTAATTGTAAATGTACAGGTTCCTTGCTCATAATCATCTAATGTATTAGCATCAGATGAGTCAAATTGAATTGCTGGAAATGTGACGCCTTGTGCTACTTGAATATTAGAACCAAATGTAGCCAGTCCAGAAATAGAAAGATTAACTCCATTCAAGTCTGCACCGCCTTCAACGCGCTGCCAGACAGAGCCGTTGAATGTTGCCCAATCTCCGACACCCCAGTTGCTGATGCCATCAAGCGATGTCGTGCCAGCAACGCTGACGACATAGTAATCGCCTTTGGTGCCAGCGCCAGATGACAGCGCAGGGCTGTTGGTGCTTGCGTTCCAAGTGCCTTTGTAGTTCAACGCTCCGAGGGCGTTGGTGATGCTAGAGACTGTTTTTAACATGATCAGAAGTCCTCTGCGCCTGCAAAATCAGGCAGTGTTTTCAGGTGAGCATAAGCCTGGGCGATGTGGTTTTTTGCGCCATCTGCGACAGATGGAACAAACGAAAACTCAGCATTCCCGAGCATTTCAGATTTGTCTTCTGTGAAATAAATCACATAGCAAACAGCTTGATTTTTGATGGTGTTGATCTTTTCAACTCTGCAATAAGACATCGCAGAAACGTCAGGAAACCCGGCGATCTGCTTTGTGTATTTAACTTTAAGTGCCATGATGTTCCTTTTAGGATGGGTTCAAGAGACTGTAACGGATTGAGTAAAAACCGCCGTAAGCGGCTGTACCGCCAGAGGTGTTACCCCTGATTTGTAGATTGCCACCAGAGAGTTGCACATCGGCCACACCAGTACCCGTAAACGTCAATGCTGGTGTGGTGCCGTTGTGGGCATATATCGTTCCAAAACAACCAATACGATCAGCTATGCCAATCTGGATTTGAGCAGCGATAGATGCATTTGCAGGGATTGCAAGCACAGTCGTAAATGAATCTCCAACTGAGCCAGACTGCGTAAATTCGTTTGAGGCTTTGTTCACCAAATACGAAGACAAGAACGATGCGCCAGTTTGGTCAGAAAATTGACGCTGGATAGCCAATCCTGCTTTGGTGGCCGATGAAACTACGCCGTTAGCGTATACGTTTCCATCTTCAATACACGCCAACGCTGATCCAGTCAGGTTTGAAAAACCAGCCGCAAATTGACCTGTATCCCATTCGTTGCTTGTAAGAGATATGTTATCAGCGGGGACGGGAAGACCGTTTTGAAATTGAACGGCGTTGTAAAAGTTGTTGCTGCCGTTAAACAGCGTAAACCTGTTATTGGCAATGTAGACATACTCCCCCGAAAATCCGCCGGTATCGGTTCCCATGTTAAGTTCAACGCACGCTTGAGCGCATGTGCTGATCATGTTGTTAGATATACGGATTTGACGTGAGGTTCCAGTAAGAACACCTGTTGTAACTGCAAAAATGTTGTTACCGTCAATTACAACTTGACCTTGATTACCGTAATTTGTTCCGGCAATACCTTGGTTATTGCCTATACGAACACCAAATTGTGTGTTTGATATTGTGTTGCCAGAAACAGTAATGTTTCTTGAAAAAACATTGTTGTACAGAAGTGGGTCAGCAACAGCCGCTGCAATTTGAGGTGCAGTAGCGTTTTCATCCCACTCTATACCAATTCCACAAGATAGCCCTAGCACAATAGAGTCAACATCTAAATCGCTTACGCTGTTACCCGTAATTGCAATGTTGGATGACCCGTGGACGTTATACGCCTCGCCGTTTCCACCTTGCGTGACGTTGCCCGTCATTGCGCCATAATTAACTTGCTGAAAACAGATGCCTCGTCCAACGCGCTGGTTAAGGATTAGGTTGTTTGAGGCTGTCATGTGGAAACAGCTAAAGAACCAAATACTATTGTCGCCGCCGTTAGTGCATTGGTTGTTATTAAATTGCCCTTGGCCAACCACCCATGCGGTAATGCAAGGATAGCCGTTTGTTAGACTATTGTTGCATTGCACATTTGAAACTTGCACGCGATTTGAAGCAAAAACGGTGAAGTTACTGGCAACAGTGTATGGTGCGCCTAATCCGGTATATGCAGGGTTGGCTCCAGTGCCTGCGTTAATTATGCCGCCAGTCCATGCAAAATCATCGCAGTTGTTGATGACCACAACGTTGCCATAAATGCTGGTGAAGGTGGCAGCCGTTGCATCTACGGACAGCTTGTTGATGCTGTCGGCAACGATGGTGGTGACCTTGTATGTTCCAGTCGGGAAAAGAACATTGCCACCATTCTGCAAGGCAAGCATGATGGCTGCCGTGTCATCGTTCACGCCATCACCAACAGCACCAAAGTCTTTGACGCTGACTGGCTCGCGCATCTTTGCAAGCGCGGTACGGATAACAGCGCCAGCACCAGCTTGAATGAAGTTGATGTCGACCAGATTGATGATGTTGCCGTAACGCTCTGTCGCAGCGGGTGCGCTATAGACCAAACTGCCTTTGCTGTCCTGTACACGAATGCTGTAATCGCTGTTCACGTATAGGCGTGCAGGTGTTCCGCTGCGTGATGGGTAGCCATTGATGGTGCGGATGGGCTGAGGCGCAAGAATAGTCAGCGCTGCGTCCCAGTAGACATTGATTGGGTTGCCTTGTGGGTCAAGATTGACGGTGCCAATCCAGATATAACCATTCTCCAATGGCAAGCCATCCGTCTCTGTGAAGATCGGGTAGGTTGGCTGGATGCTAAGTGCGGACATTTATTGGTTCTCCTGTGTGGATTGTGCCTGTTGTTGCTGCTGAATGGTAGCGGTCAATCGCTTGAGCAATGCAGCTTCCTCTGGGCTTCCTGAGACAGTCTGTGGTATTTTAATCAGCAAGTTGCGAATTGGTGCTGATTCGTAGATGCGAGCAGCCAGACCAACTCCACCAGCAGTGCCAAGCGTTGCAAGAAACCCTGGTAGGCCACCACCAAAGAAGCTGGACAGTGCCGCAGCACTGACAGGAATTGCGGCCTGCACGCCTGTGGGTGGTGCTGCCGCAGCCTCAGATGCGCGTTTTGTGATGTTGAGAACTCTGGTGAGTCCTTCAACCTGTTTAAGGTCATTACCACTGAAGAACACGCCAACAGATGTGCCAAGACGTTTTACTTCGTTGGCAAACTTATCTGGTGATACCACAGTTCCTTCTGCGACTTCTGCGGTTGCCTTTTCTGCTGCGCGAGCAAGAATTGCAGCCCTGGCGCTTTCGCGTCCTGCTGGTGTAAGGCTTGCATAAAGTTGACTGACTTCGCTTGGTTTCTTGCTGAAAAGCATATTTCCAACAACTTCTGGCGTTGCGTCACCACGCCTAAGCACTGATTTCAATGTGCTCATATCTAGTTCGCCAGCAAGATCAGCTAGCCGTTTGTCTGCTACTTTCCACTTTGTCACATCTCGACGCTCACCAACTTGAGTGATAAACGATTCCATGTCCTGTTTGAGTGGCTTGTAAATGCTGGACAATGCTTTTTCACCAATGCCGCGAACTGATGCCAATTCAGGAGCTTTGAAACTTTCTCCGATTTGCTTGCGCAGTGTTTCAACATTGACCAAGTTCTGACCTTGTAATGCTGCTTTCCAGTCTGTCAGACGCTCAATGATTGGTGCAACTTCTTGGGTTTTTAAGCCTTGAAGTTTGGTAATCTGATCGTCAATGGCTTGCACTGTATTAGTCATTGGCACTGTGCCAGTCTGCCCAAGACGCTCAATTACCTCTGTCTTTGCTCCAGCATACTTTGATAGATCAGCACCACGTTTGGTGGCCAAGTCCTTCATCACATCGTCTGCTGCTCTGGCAGCATCATCAGCTCCAAAGTCACGCAACACATTGCGCACAGCTTCAATTCGCTCAGTCTGTTGAGATTGACGAATGCCACCAGTGCCTGCGCCTGGAATACGCTCTCCAATGGTTTGCAACCACTTTGACGCAAAAGTGCGAGGAGGAACCACATCGGTGGTCATTAAGGTAACACCTGCTCTCTCTGCGTCTGCAATATCAGATGGCAACTGAGCTGCTGTTGGCTGTATTTTTGTGGTGGCTAACTTTGCTCCAGCTACACCGCCTGCAATGCTTGCTGCAATCTGACCAACTGGGCCAGCGCCCATTTCCTTTGCCGCCTGTCCTGCTAGACCTGCTCCAGCACCGCCTGCAACCTGCGCTACTGGCTTTGCAGACAGTTGAGCACCTATGGCTTGCGTGATAGGTTTGGCAGCTCCTGCGGCCATTTCAACGGCTTTCCCTGCGGCTGCCATGCCACCTGCGCCTGCTGCTCCTGCTGTTGTGGTTTGAACAATACGTTCTGCTGCTGTTTTTGGTTCAGCAACACCAAGGCGAGTTAGTAGGTCTTCCATTGCCTGAGTTGGCAATGTGTACTTGGTGCCAAGCAAGCTGTTGATAGAGCCAACAATAGGATCGCCAACGGTCATAGCAAGACCAGCTGCGCCTGCGCCTGCAATTGCGCCTGGGACTGCACCAACTCCTGCAAATGGTGCGCCAGCAGCAGCTCCAAGAGTTGCACCTGCTGCGATTGGTGCAACACCACGTGTGATTGCACCTGTGATGCCTTGCAGGGTTGTTTCTGCTGGTGCTGGTGTTGGTTTTGGAGCTGGTGTAGCTTCCAGTGCTGCTGTGCCACCACCAGCTCGAATTGCTGCCACCCGAGCCTTCAGGTCTGCTGAGTCTGGTGCAACATCGTCTGGGATGTTGTTGATGGTGATGCCATCTTTGGTCGTGATGGAGTAGGCCATATTAGTAATCCACAGTCACAGTGCGTTGTCCAGCAGTAGGAGGATTAACTGATCCACGACCAGCACCGCCACCTACGTCTTCAGGCCCGAACACGTTGTCAGGATTGAGACGGTAGTTCTTGACCACCACACCAAGCGCCTTCTTATCTTCTTCTGCTTTTTTCTGTGCTGACTTGTAATATTCTCTGGCCAGATTAACAAATTCTTCACGCTGTTTAGGCTGCAAGAATTGACCGCTTTCTGCTTTCTTGAGACTGTTTTCAAGCCGTGTGTACAAACCAGCTGTATCGCGTGCTGTAGCAAATTCTGTCTCACGCACCACTGAGCCTGGATCGAGCATTTTCATGAATCCAGTGATCAGTGCAATATCGCCTGGTCCAGTTTTTGCACCTGCTGAAGATTGGATATTGTTGAATGTGGTTCCAAGTTCTCCATAAACCTTGGTGCGGCCTTGGAATTCTTTACGCAGTTTGTCTTCCTGCTCAAATGTTTTTGCTGGGTCCATCCCACCAGTGGCTTTGAGTGCTTCAAGTTCTAGTGCAATCTTTTGTGTTTCTTGACCCAACTTTTTAGTCTGGGCCAATGCAGAGCCTGTCTGGGCTTGTGTCAGGCCAAGATCAGCAGCTTTCTTTTCAAGGTCTGCAAGTGTGATCTGTTCTGCAAACTTGGCATCTACTTGCGCTTTTTGAGCCTGTGCAGTTGCCAATGCAGCATCAGCGGCTGCCTTCTCTGGTGCGTTGGTCGCGGTAGCTTGCGCTGTTTTTGCATCTGCAATGGCTTTTTCTGCCTTAGCTTGTGCATCAAGCAATTCTGCTGGCGCTTTTGCTTCTGCTCTGGTTGTAGACAAAGTTTTATCGATGTTTTCGAGTAATTCCTTGCCACCAGGCAATGTGGCCATCATCAATCCAACGGTGGCTTGTGAGCCAGTAGGATTCATGTCAATCAATTGCAAATAGGTCTCTGTCGCCTTGGCTTCTTGCTCACGGCCTGAATTGCGAAATGCATCTGCCTGTTCTTTGAGCAGGTTTTTTGCAATGTCAGGTTGGCCAGATTTCAAAGCTGCATAAACTTGGCCAGACTGTTGCAGGCGGTTTTGCTGTTGAGAAGTTGACATCAACTCAAACGACTTGCGCACGCCTTCTGCTTGATCTTTTGGAAGCATAGCAGAGACGCGAGCAAAGTCTGTTGCTGTTGCTTTTGGGTTGGCAAACAAAGTTGCCAATTCTGCTTGCGCTGTTTTTGCCTGCTCAAGTGCTTGTGCTTTTGCCTGTGCTTCTGCACCAGCTGCACCAATTTTGAAGCCACTGAGTACAGCCTCAAATGGACTTTGCACATCGACTGCGTAGTTGATTGGTGCTTGGAATGGGTTAATGCCTGCCATGTTGTTTTCCTCAGACCTTGCTGTAGTTGACCATTAGGTAACCACCAGATTCAGAAACAGCGTCCGGATACACGCTTTGCACTTCTTGGGCCATAAGGCCGATTTGACGATCACCACCCCATATATATTCAAATTCATAGACGTTCAGTCCATCTGGTCGTGTGTTAATTTTCTTAATGTTCTTTTTCAGACGAATGTCACTGAATAAATTGCCAAAACCTCCAGCTTTTCCTCCACCCATTTGCATACCGAGGAACTGAGCTGGCAGATTAAAGAGCTGACCATAGGCCTTGGCCTCGCCAAGTTCGCCACCTGCTAGGGCTGCGCCTTGCTGAGACAGCAAGTTGGCCACGTTGGTGCCTGTTTGCAATCCTGCTGATCCAGTACCAGCTGCTGACGACTGACCAATCTGAGCCAAGTTCTGTTGCGTGACACGGCCAATGTCGGCCATTCCACCCAATCGACCATATTGTCTTTCGATCTCTTGTTGCAACATTTGTGGTCTAAACTGTGCCAATGCACCTTGGATGTTGCCACCACGCAAGCCACCAGTGGCTGATGCACGCTGAAGCAATGCTTCTTCACCAGCTTGAACTTGTGCCTGGTATCCAGCACCACCTTCAATTCCTGCAATGGCTGCACGTTGAGCTTCTGGCCCACGCAGTCCGAGCAAAGCCTGCTGTTGTTCAAGTGCTGGCGCTCCTGCCTCAGCGTATGGCTGCAACCCTTTAAGAGCAGGGACACCAACTTCGGTGTAAGGCTTGAGCAATTCACGCATAGCATCAAATTGCCTGCGCTGTTCTTCAATGCCTGCTTGTGCCGCGCCAGATTGAATGGCTGCTGCATCACCAGCAGCGCTGGCTTGCATTGAACTTCCGATGAGTTGGCTTCCACCAACGACTAAGGCGGTTATTGGATCAGGCATTGCCGAACTCCTTCATGTAGTCTTCAAATGTTTCGCCATATAACTCCATGACCAAGTAAGCATTCTTTGTGGCAAAGCCTGGGCCATGTGTAAGCGATACGGCCATCAGAATCAGGTCATAGTAGCCTGCACGCCAGACGAATGATCTGGCATCTGCCTCACCTGCACGTTCTGCTTGATCGGAGGCTTGCCACTTCAGAATCATGGCCGCGAGTAGTGGAACAAGATGGTGGCTGTGGGTAATAAAAAATTGGTTTTGATGCATGCCCACCAGAGTGTTCCAGATGGTCGCATTCAGGTCTTTGCGCTCGACCGTGTCGCCATCGGCAACATCGTCAAACACCTGAATGGCATCGTAGACCATGACAAGCCATTCCACGACTGGCGCAGGCAACAGAAGAACCCTTTGCAGGTTCTCTTTGAGCCAATCAATACCAGTCATGCGCAACTCCTATTAAGGGTGAGCTGCTGGTGGCCCGATAGACTCAGCGCCTTTATTTTCCCACATTTTGGCATTTGGTCAATCTTCCATTTCAAATTCACGTTCTTCCCATGCTTGGCAGACGCGCAGGTCGTGGCAGATGAACTCGAATTTGGTGCAGTAACCACGGAAACCAGCATTGGTGTCCCACTCATTGCGTGGGATGCGCTCCATCTTGGCCTGCGTCATGGTGCTGTTGTCGTAGTACTCGCAGTTCGAGCAGCGACGACGACGAGACTCTTTTTCGTCCACTTGCATGGCCTTGCCCACCGCGATCCAATAAGTCTTGTTGGCTGTTGGCTCGTTGCTTGGATTCTCAGGGCCAAGCATCCAGTCGTCGATGGCGATTTGGGTGTTCTTCTTATTCTCGGCTGTCGTGATGAATTCCTCATCCATTGGCAGGCCCATGAAGCCCTTTGGCATCATCATGAATTTGTCCATGCTGTTCTCCTTGATTAAGTGATTTCGCGGCCAGATGCGCGGATAGTCAGCGATGTGGCTGAACTGGCAATGGTTGAAATGAAGCTGCCAGACTCAAGCGCTTGGCCAACCAGTTCTGGGCAAGTGTAGGTCTCATCGGGTGCAATGGCGCGTGTGTCAATGATTAAGTTGCTTACCCCAGCAGCTCCACCACTTGTCACCAAGTTGACGCTGATCGTCACGTTGGTGGTGTTGGTGTTGGTGATCGTGAATTTGTCAATGATCGCCTTGCAGTTCACAGCTGTGTACTGCGTGGTCTGAGTGGCTTCAGCTTGCTTTGGTGGGATCAGCACCTTAATGGATACGGTCATTTCATTCTCCTTATGTGGCTTCGCCACCGCTGGCGATGATTGTGAGGCCAGCCGATGCTGCCTGAATTTGGATTGTGTCGCCTGCGTTCAGCACCTCAATGCCGTTGTATTGCAGGGCATTGTTGGCTGGCACTGACACATCGTACAAAAATGCATTGCCAGTGCCTGCCGAGCCTGCGGATGGCACGAAGAACACGCGCACGTTAATGGCCGCTGCCGTGGTGTTGGCAATACTGAATTCTTTGACAAGCGTGCGTGTGCTGGCTGGTACGGTGTACAGCGTGGTCACGCCTGTGGTGATGGCCGCTTGGCCAAGTTTTGCGGGTGTGATTACATCGAAAGCCATGTGAGCACCAAGTTAGATTTAACGGACGCTGGAAGGCTTGAAGCTGGCACTGGGCCGTTTTCCCAACGTTGTTGGACGCTATCGTAAACCAGCACATCACCATTTGATGGTGTTGGCGCGTAAACATCGGACAGTTGACTGATCAATGGCTCGGCCTGAACTCTTACAAAAACTGATCCAGAGCCTGCTGTTGCTGCGTTGACCACTGCGGCCACCACCACGTGAGGTGTTGGCGCGGCAGGCAGATTCTTACTTATGCCGCCAGCGAATGAGGGGTTATAGTACAGGATGTCACCGTCTGCCCAGACCTCGCCATACGGTGCTCCGGTGGTGTTGAATCCTCGCACCAAGCCAAAGCTAGAAACAAGACCGAATCCATTGTTTGCAATGGCTTCTGCGGCCACACCCATAATGAGTTGGCCATTTGTCACGCCAGTCGATGGCTTGCCCTTGAGCACCCCAGAAGCGCCAACAGAGCCATCGAACATGACCAACTGGCCTTTGGCAATGGCTGCCGATGCTTTGATGTAGTAATACTGCGACTCGCCAATAGCTTGATTGACATTTGGTGTCATCTCAAGGTTGAGCGTGTATCCACCGTTCCAGTGCATGCGGCCAACCTTCACAGCTGGCGATGGTATGGTGGTGTTGAAGTCAATATAGTCGGTCACCACCGAGTTGTTGTTCTGGATGGCTGGCGCTGCTGCCAGCAATTCAAGTGCTTGAGCCAGGCGCGGAATGGCATCCAATGCCTGCTGTACTTTGGCATTGAGCACTGCGTCCTCGACTGCGGTGTCCTGTGCCAATGCACTGAGCTGTGCAAGCGCCTCATTTGCTGTGGCCGCTGCCGTGTCTGCTTGGTACTCAAAGTCAGTTCCGACAATCACTTGTAGCTCATCAACCGTTGCGAAAAGCAACTCGAACTGCTTAATCTGTTGCTGATCAGTCAGAAAGGCCGCGAGCTGGTCGCGGGTCAGGTTGAGCCTGCGGGAGACTGGTGCGGTTGCCATCAGTATGCCAATGCCTCGATCTGAGCTTCAAGACGGATAAACGACACATGGGCATCGCTATCACCACGGAAGCGCTGAATGCGCCAGTTGCGCATGTATCCCTGCTGGAACCATGCCAGGCGCTTGGCTGTGTTTCCTGTTGTGCCAACGCTAATGTAGCGGTCTTGGCTCCATGATTTGCCATTCACGCTGTAGCTGGTGCTGATCTGTGGGTTGCTTCCAAGTTCCACGCTTCCGGTCAGACTGACCAGCTCCATCTCGTTGAAGATTGCGCCATTGCTTTCGTTGTAGACGATCAGCGTTCCAAATTCCCATCGCACCTGTTGACCCCAATGATGGCCAGTAGATTGCACCAGATAACCAATGGAATTGGACTGAGGGTCGCCAACCAGCCATTTGTCATAGCACCAGACCATATTGCGTGCGCGATACTGTGCAAATCCAACAACGGTGCTGGTAAGTGTAAACCAGACCTGTTCGCCCAAAGCCTCGGATGCCGATGCATCGTAGACCATTGTGCGGTCTGGCAGGTGCACGTATAAGTGCTGGTGGTTTTTGTCGTTGCGTGTTTCGAGCTTGACCGTGGTCAGTTGCTCCTCGCTGTATTCCAACAAAAGATTGTCAATTTCTTGTGTACTGATCTTTTGCGTGGTAGCTGCCGCACCGACATAAATGCCTGGCGCTTCATTACGGCCACCACCCAAGAAGGCGATGCGCTCAATGTAGACGCAGCAGGCAAATGTGCCAACTACACCCTTTTGGATTTGAGCGCCATCAATGCGTGCAAATGGGAACAGTTCACCACCCACGTTGTCGAACACTTCAATGGTGTTGCGGTTCATTGCGTAGACTTCATTGCGCAACTTGAGCAAAGCAACTACAGGGTCTGGGTCGGCTTCTGAACTTCCGTATTTCAGCGGGTTGACAAGCAAAGGATTAGACAGTTCAGTGACGATCAAAAATTCGCCATCGGTGGTCATGAAGTAGCCATCAACCCAACAGAAGTCCAACACCACGCCAAGGTCTGGATCGGTGTTCTGTGTAAGCGTAGATGCAACTGGATTCCAGAAGTACAGTCGACCACCGGATGCAATTCCAAGCAGATCAAAGCTGTAGTCGAATGTCACCAGTGTGTTGGTTGGCCCACCAACATCGCCCAAAACGGTCACAACTGAATTGCTGGCAATCGATACTAGTTTTGTTCCCATAACTCGGTAGCAGACACCGTTCCAGTTGATGCCACCACGATCAATGCCTGGGCCTGTGCCGTTGGCCACAATGCCATCGCCTGGTCGCAGGAATCCATTGCTGATGCCTGACTGCTTTGGCACTGGCACCATGTTCACCGGATAGCTGGTGCGCAGTTCTGGAGTGTTGTC